TGTTTGCAATGGCTGCGTTCTTTCCGTACTTCGTTCTATAGGCTTGTTCCATATCTTCTAAAGTTTTAATACTATCTAGATCAATACCTTCTACGTTTCCAAATGTACGTGCCATATAGTCTTGGTCTTTAAGTTTAGCTGTGAAATCTGCTTTCTTATCAGCTATGTGCTGATTGTAATCTCCAAAAGCTGAAACAACATTTGTTCCTGTAAAATCTTTGCCACCCGCAGCTAAGAGGCCGTGGTCAGCAAGTTCCTGTAAATTAGAAACTTCTTGAGGGAAGAGTCCTGCTCTAGAAAATTGCCCACCTGGATAACCTCCAAAACTTTGGTCCGCTCCTTTTCTTCCAGTAAGTGTATTAAGAATTCCTGTAAGACCATGAATCTTAAAACCTTTCTTGGCTGGCGTTTGAACGGTTTCATCAAATTGCATTTCTTCAAATCCTCGATGAGGGGAATAATCGCTTCCAGGATAAACTTTAGGAAGAGGATCAGGAAGATCATCTCCAGCTATAACACCCATTGGTGATCCCCAGTCTTGGAGCTGACTATCTGGTAATGTAGCTTGTTCATTTGCATTCTGTGTTAAATCAATTCCAAATAAACTTGATTCGGTAGCATTAGGATCTCGTTTTGTAAAATAATCTATAACTTTAGGTGCAGCCCATGTTGACATAGCTGCTGCTCCCACGGGATTCATTACCCCTGAAAGACGTAAAGCCCCTAATCCAAAATTCTTTGCTTTGCTTAAAGCACTCAATGCTTGAGGTGTTCCTCCCGTATGAAAAGTACCTCCCATACTTTGAGGCATAAAAGCTTTCCATGGTGTCCAGTTTTTAAGAGCCTGCCAGTTCGTGGGTCGTATGTTGGTAGCTCCACTTTGAACGGGTTGAACGTTGCTTTGATAGAAGTGATTTCTAAAACTATTATCTAGCATCGTATTGGATGCAGGTTTATTGAACCAATCAAATATTGCCATTATCTTCTCCCATCTGGTTGTATGTCCAGTCTAAACGTACCAAGTTTCCAGTTTTGTGATGCTCCAGTATTGGCTATTTTTAAAGCTATTCCCCGAGCCCTGGCACGTGTGTCTACTTTATCAGTGGAACTTGTGATTGTAAAGGGTCCATAAGGAGAGCTGGCCGCGGTATCATTCGGATAGTCTCTCAGGAATAAAGTGATCTGAGTGTCTCCGGTTTGACTAATAAAATCAGGAATGAATCTTCTGATCTTCATAGTATATTCTCCATCTCCTCGAAGATCAGGCATTCCAATAACTTGTCCCTTCTGACCTCTTCGTTGAGTAATATCAAAATCTCCTGAAGTAATGTTGGCTGTTATCGCTGTAATGACTCCTCCAGCATCCACTTGATCGGTCCCTGTTTCGTGTTCATAATAAATACTGGTTCCATCGGTATTCCCCACCACATCAAAAGATGCATTATCCGTGGTGCTATAAGAAGTAGCATGGGGTTTACCAAACAAAGAAGAATCTGCCCATGTTGTTCGAGCTAAAGAGCCAGTAGTCCATACCGGTTTTTTAGCGATCGCTGATTCCACATAGTTATAAGTGACCACACGATCTAAAACATCGGATCCATTAGAAGCATAGTACCAACTAATTTCGGTGAATAGATTATTAAGACCACAACACACTAAATTTCTAGCAACCGTATTAATATCATCATAGACATAGTCCTCAACAAGACAAGGCATTGATTGAAGTTGACCTGTGTAACTAAAGAAACCATTTTCAGACATCCAGTACGCAGCTCCATCCACTTCTATAGCGGAGTTTTTGCCTAGCAGTCCACAGTTCGTTCCTACTTGTTCAAAAGAAAAGGTAAAGGGTGCTCCTACAAATCTCATTAAATACATAGAGTTATCGGTCCAGATGTAAATGGCATCTCGTCCTTTTTGAGCTCCCATAATTTTAGATCCATTCGCAAGTCTTTGAGTCCCTGCGGTATTATTAGCAGTTACCGTATAAGAATCACTATCATTAATACTTTCTTGAGTAGAGAATCGTATAAACATGTCGTCTTGAGTAGTTGCATCCGTTGTCGTGGTTGTCGTTCCAAAAAATATTAAGTGTCGAGCAGTGGGTGAAACTAGAACGTGTCTTGATTTAGCAGGCGCATTGGACATCACCGTAGCTCGATTTTCAGTAGGGTTAGATGCCGCTGCATCCCATTCATAACAAGCTCCATTATAAACAAGAGCAATTAATTTTGTTCCATAGTTGTCCAGAACCCATAGTCCGGGTTCAATCGTATAGTCGGCTGAGGATGCTTCACCCCAAGCTACATAATCTGAAATATTGGTTACTGTATCGCCCGAGCTGTGAGTCGAAGGAGAACTGGTAGCATCTTGGGCTGTCGTTCCATTTACGCCTCGAGCTCCTCCACTTAACACTCCGGTGCTGGTATCATTATTAGTGTAAGAAATATCCTCAGTCCCTACTCTAATTTCTCCTGAAGCAGGGAAAGCAGTTGAATCCGTAAGGGTAATATTGGTTGTGCTGACATCTGCAATGTTAGCCCCTAAAGTTGTGGTAGCCGCACCTGAGGCTTGTCCAGACCAATTTCCTGTGCCCCAGCCATAACCTCCAACTTCTTGGGCCGGTCCTACATTCACATAGAGTTGGGCCGTTGCCGATCCTGTATTACTTAAAGGGGTTCCTGATTCTTGGGTGTCCATAGTAATAGTAATCGTTGTAGCAGTGGGTGCTGTAGTTACCATAAATTTTATGCCTTCAAAGGAAGCATTGTTATAAGTAGAAGAACCCGTGACTCCACTGACTGTATGAAATCTAACAATGTCATCATCAACCAATCCATGAGAACTTGGAAAAGTTACTGTCACAGTGGTGGATGAACTGGTACTGGTAAAATCACAACCAGCTATGGAAGTTCGAATAGGGTGTATATCAGTGTAAGTTCCGCCTGAATAGACGTATAAAATTCTGTTCGTTCCTATGGCAGCGTATTTAGTACCTGCATTATCATCAAAATGATGAAGGGCTCTAGCCGCCCCTGTGAGTTTATCTTCCCCTAATTGGTCCCATCCTCCTATTTTTTCAGGAGAACCATATCTAAAACGTACGTTATCCCCCCCAGTCCACTGTCCTTCTGCGCCTGTTGGAGTAACTTGTTTATTAAATCCTGGTGTAAATCCTAATTTTTGTAACATAGAAATTCCGTTTCTGTTACAAATATACTATATTTTTGAGGATATCAACTACTTAGGGATAGAGATGTTCCACTCTAATTCAGTCAGCAATTTTTCAAGATATACGATCTTAAGGCGATGTTTCTTTACATATCGACAGATCTCAGGGATATCCAAGATAAGCCACGCATTCTCTGTTTCAAAGACCATTTTATCAGCATTACTTGAAGTGCGGCCTTTCTTTCCCAATAACCCATTAGGGAGAGTAAACATGTTTCTTACGTCAAATTTTAAATATTGATTAGACCTCTTTTTTAAAACCCCTCCAATATTCCAATGTTCTTTTTTGGTAGGATATTCAATATGGGTTAAGTGTTTAGAAAATCGATTAATAATGTCGTCCATTATTTAATCTTTTCTAAAGCTCATAATAATTTATATTTAAAACTACTCTTCTTTTTTTGTCCGTAGTATTAGTACCTGAATGTAGAGTATTACTATCAAATATAACAACTCTATTTGCTTTGGAATATACTTTTTTATTCGGTTTCTTGAATAATGTATAACCATTACAATCATTAATATAAAAAACTGCTGTTTTTTGGTTCTTTCTATTATAGTCTGTATGAAAAATTCCTTGTGATAAGGTTGTATTGTGGGGATTCAAATTAGCTTTTATTCTTATTAAGCTAGACACATTTAGTTTCTTTACTAGCGGTTCTAAAATTTTAAAAAAAGAGGAGCATGGTTCAAAGTTATTATAAAACAAATGTGTAAACTGATATTGATCTAATTCGTTGTCATCATCGTCCTTATAATCTCTATCTTTGCCCTTTTGAAAATACCAGGATATGGGGCCATTTAAGATAGCGTTTTGGATAATTAAAAAATCCTTTTTATCTAAAAAATTATCAATTATTTCCATCTAGGACCAAAAGTAAAAATAGCAAGTGTCTTTCTTTCTCCCTTAGTCACCTTTTTTACTCTATGATTTAAGAAAGATTTAAACATCAATACATCTCCGGGCTTATTGTAGCGTTCGACAGTATGGGTAATGGCATTAAAAATTTCAAACTTGCCTCCCTGATAATTTTTTTCTGAAATATTAATTAAAACGGTAAACTTCATGTCCCTTTCTATTTCGGTAGCCTGATCATAATGCCATCCGTAATGATCTTTAGTTTTTGAAGAATAAATATTATAGTTACACATGAGCTTAGATGAAAAAGGATGAATGTGAAAGTCAAAATGTTCTTGATTAATCGAATGAACAGCATCTTCTAGTTTCCATAATAATGGTCTGATTTTATTCCATTGAATCTGTTTAGTCGTTAAAAATTTTCTAGAGACGCCCTTTTTATTACGCGCTGCGAAACGCAGGGGCTCGTCCTGATCTAAATTAGTTTCAATAAATCGATTAATCTTATATACTTCTTCTTTAGAAAAAAAGTTTTCCCATACCCAATAATCAAAACGATTAAATTTCATGCTTAATTTATATCCTCTTTACGTTTAAAAAAAATAGTCGTGATGGTGGGGTACTTATACCATTTTCCTTTCTCCATATTAATTCCCAAGAAATCTTTACAGTAGAATTGTTGGGATAAATAGTCATGAGCTTTACGATTCCAATTACCATTGTCTAAAATAATACAGCACTGGGGATTTTTATGTTCGACGGCAAACTTCGCAAATATAAACCGCTCTAGATAAGCTGGATTATTATCAATGAGGATATAGTCTGCTTCAAAAGTTTTAATTTTAAAATCATCTGAATTAAAAATAGTTTTATCATAGTGATGAAGAGTTACATTTTTAAGGGGGGCTGTTTTTTTTAAAAAAGATTGATAATAATTTAAATCATTTTCATATCCATTAATCTGTTTAAAATATTTTCCCCAGAAAAGAGTGGATGGACCAATTCCTATCTCGACCAGTTTTTTATTTTTTAAATCTAATTTTAAAAAATAATCTATAAATTCTTTAGATAACAGAGGTTCTAGGGATTTATCCGCCATACTCTACCCATCCCGTCAAAATAAATTTATCATTTGAAAGAGGGGGATTACCACGATGAACATGAGTGTAATTGGCAGGCCAAAGTAAAAGAGTATTTCTCTTCGGCTTGAATCTACATTTCTGATATAAAAATTCTGTCTCGCCACCTTCTTCAACATCATTGAGATAAACCATAAAAGCCATCAATCGATTACGACTTCCCATCGTATCTTGTTCAACATGCCAGTTATGATAGCCTTCCCCTCCTGGAGATGTTTTTTGAATCTTCATATCAAAAATAGTATGATGACTAGTTCGTTTTAATATAGAATAATGTTGAGTGTAAAGAGGATAAATTTTAGTAAAAAAGAAATCTACAAAAGGTTTATTGGTATAGTTAAGCCCTAGATAAAAATGTGAACTAATCATATCCACAGAGTGATCAGAAACTATGTGAGCATCAACGCCTTGCCTGGGCAATATTATCCCTTGGGCTTCAGCATACTGATACTCTTTTAAATATTTATCAATTAATATATCTTCAAGATAATTCTCAAAAACGCCGATATGATCTTCCCTAATTTTGAAACTTTTCATATGTCTTTATTGACTTCATCTATAGAATATCTTAGAAGTAAAGTAAAGTAAAGATATAATGAAAAATAATAAACCTGTTTTTACCACAACAGATCAAACAGTAGTTCCTTTGTTCTCTAAAGTATTTTATTTTAAAGTTCTAAAAGATCTAGATCTAAAGCAAATTTTAAAGATAGCTCAAAAACAAAAACTTGGGGATGCAGGGATTCACGGTCCACAAGATGTAGATAATATGTCCTTAGCTTCTTTAAATAAATCAGTCCTACGCAGAAAAGAATTTAAATTTCTTAAAACTAGACTACTTGAGGAATTTAATTTTTTTAAAAATGAAGTGTTACGTTTTAACGATACTAAATTTGTAATTACTACTTCATGGTTAGCTAAAAGTCTTCCTGGTCAATCTTCTAATTATCATAATCATCAAAATTGTTATTATAGCGGGATTCTATATTTTCAAGTTAATGACACTACAGGAAAAATTAGTTTTGAGTCTTGGAAAAACCATAGGTATCATCTCATTCCTTCTAATTATAATATTTATAATTCCAGTGAATATACCTTTACTCCTCGTGACGGACTTTTAATTTTATTCCCTAGTGAAGTGGCACATAAAATTTTAAAAAATGAATCTTCTTCAGAACGCTGGTCTCTAGCATTTAATGTAAATCCAACTGGGAAAATTGGTCCGAAAGAAGGGGATTCTTTTATTAATTTAAATATTCTTTCGTAGAACTTTTCATATTACCACACCCAGGAAACAAAAGAATAACGAGTGCCTTTAGTGATGGGCAGCACCCCATGAGGATAAAGAAAATTCGAAGGAAACATCAAGATATCCCCTCTCTTTAATTCAATTTTTTTATTCTCAAACATGACAAATTCTCCCCCTTCGAAGTTTTCATTTAAAACACCCACAATACTTAAAGTAGGAATGCCTCGACGCTTTCCATCAAACATAGTGTGAATATGATCACAATGAAGCTGCATGTTATTATGTTTGTCATAACGATTAAATCGAATATCACTATAACCACTCCAAGAGCGATACCATTTAAAATTAATTTCTTTTATATAGTCTGAAATCACATTCCATAATTCTTTCATAATAAGGGAATGGGTTGTAATATGTGAAGCGTACCTCACTTTTAATTCATGTTTCTTATCTCTGGAAGTAAAGCCCTTTTTGACGTCATAATAACTATGTTGTTCCCAATCCTGTTTATTAAGTTTCTTTAATTCTTTAATTGTTTGTTCACAACACTCCTTGGATAAACGTTCACGGAAATTTTTAATATAATGATCTAGATCTTTGTTCATAGTATTAATTCAGTAAGTGATCTAGTATTTCCCAATGTCCCTTTGACAAAAACATTAAAAGCAAGACTCACTCGACGGGTGGAGTTTTTTTTAAAATCTACGCAATGCACCAAAGAACTAGGGAAAAGAAAAATTAGTCCTGGTTTAACAGAAATCGTCCATGTCTGAGAATTATATATATTAAATTGATTTTTTTCAGGTTGAATCAATTCAAAAGAATTCGGTTTAAAAAATTTAATTTTGTCCATTAGATCCCCACTAATATACAAGACACCAGAAATAAAACTATTCGGGTGGCAATGAATATGGTGAAATTCTTTTTTCTCTGTATAGTTTAACCAGGATTGAGTAATATAGGGCTGAACTTTATGAGTAGCGGCTAGAACTTTTTGAAAATAATCTCTAACTGCATACTCCAACTGAGCTTTAAGGGGCTGAAAAACAGTTTCATTTAAAATATAACTATTATTTGATATTTTGTTTCCTTCAGATTTATGCGAGGCTTTTCTTGTTTTATTAATAAACGCTAATTCAGTTCGAGAAAACTCTCTATCCAATTCAGTTGTATACAAAGGAATAGGAAAGAGCGGTATTAATCGCGATTCTTTCATACCGGGCTTTATAAGTGAAAAAAAAAGAAATGTCTAGGAATAAGCGAAAAAAAGAAATGCCTAGACCATGAGTACCCAACCTTGGGTATTATCTGCTTGATAGGCCGCTTCATCCCAAGTGTATCCTCTTTGAGGTGTTTCTTCGGGAAACGGATTAGGTGCTTCCCATCTACAAGTGGATTCATTTAAAGTCCAACTTGGATAAGGTTGTGCTCCAATAAAAGCATCTCTACCTGCATCATAGGTATCTCCTATGCCTCCGTGATTTTTTCTGAATGCTTTAGATTGATCTGCACTAGGGGTATTACTATTAGGTTCATAATGGACCCCTCCACGTGTATTGTAAGATGTT